CTGCTACTATCAGTAGAATCAGCAGCAGGGATAGTTACATTGTTACCAGTTGAACTAACAACTTGGACTGTAGTATCTGTTCTAACTTGGCTTAAATCAGTAGAGCTGGTTCCACCAGAACCACCGTCAGCTTCGTTCTGCCAAACACCACTAGCTGAGTCGTATTTAAGAATCTGGTTGTCAGCAAGGTTAGTTAAAGTAACGTTGCTTAACTCACCAACTTCCATGCTGATTTTACTACCAGCAATAGCAGCACTAGCATTGATGTCGGCGTTGACAATTGTACCGTCAGCAATCTTTGCAGAAGTAATTTGACTATCAGCAATATGTGCTGTGTCAATAGAACCATCTACATAGTGTTCTGAGTTGATTGAATTGTCAGCAATGTTATCACCATCAACTGCATCGTTAGCAAGTTTATCGTGAGTTACAGTGGCGTTGGCAATTTTATTTGTGGTAACAGAATCAGATGCAAGTTTGGCTGCAGTAACTGCGCCGTCGTTAATCTTAGCAGTAGTAATCTGGGAATCAGCTATGTGATCAGTGTCAATAGCTCCAGAAGTAATGTGCTCAGAGTCGATTGCATTGTCAGCAACCTTAGAGCCATTAATGGCATCACCTGCAATCTTTGCAGTCGTTACCTGTGCATCAGCAATATGTTCAGTGTCGATAGACCCAGCAGCATAGTGCTCAGAGTTCAGAGTATCGTCTGCAATCTTAGCACCAGTAACAGCGTCAGCAGCAATCTTAGCAGTTGTAACGGCTAGGTCAGCAAGTTTAGCCGTGGTAATTTGACCATCATTGATTTCAGGGGTCGAAATTGTACCATTAGAAGCATTAGTAATCCGACCCTGTGCATCGACAGTAATGTCAGCAGTAGTGTAGGTGCCTGCAGTAACAGCAGTGTGAGCCAGATTATCTGGTCCAACAGTGTCATCAGCAATCATAGTACCGGTGACAGTGTTAGTATCACCGGTAGTTACAATTTCATATGTACCTGCAGATAGGTTAGGCAGTCTGTAGGTTTGATCAGCAGTTGGGTTAACTACTGTCAACGTAGTTTCGTGATCGTCTTCAGTTGAACCTTCAAAAACAACATTAGCGTTGTTCATTGTAAGGTCACCAGTCATCGTATCACCCGCGTTAAATACAACGCGTTCGTTCAACTCCTGAACCTTAAAAAGGTTTTGGTCAAAGTCGCTGTTAAGATCCTGAGCACGGATAGCAGAACCTGCAAAGAACTCAGCCTGCAGTTCTGTAATAGCCGTGTCTCGATAGATCCTTACATTACCTGTACCACTAGGTGGGATGTTACCAGAGGTAAATGTAATCTCAGTTAGACTTGTGAACGTATAATGAGTATCTTGAGTTTTTAGGACGCCACCGACTTCAACTTTAACGTCGGACTCCTCTAGGTATTCAAATTGAAACGTAAAGGCGGCAGTTGTTCCGTCACCATTACTTAGTTTTTCAGTTAGTAGGGACATTACACGTTTTGTGTGTTAGGTAACGGGTGGTTATTTGTACATATTATTAACGTCAAACCTAGGTGCACGACCCATTCGTTGATCAGCTTTGTTCCGACCAGCTTGATAGATACGGGCGTTAAGTTCGTCACGCATTTCTTCAGGCAGTTGTTGTTCAGCTAGTTTTTTAGCTTCACGGGCTGCTGCATCAATGTTAATGTAAAGGTTATCAAAAATCTTTTCGTCAACTTCTTTATTGTTCTTTAGGCGCAAACCATGGATAGTTTCAACCCACTCATCAGCGTTGTAGATTTTCATAAGTCTGGCAATTTCCTTGCGGAAGAAACCAGTCTTACCCATAATCTCAAACAGCTTAGCTTGTTCTTCAGCTGTATACTTAACACCGTTTTCAGCAACGTTAAACACAGGGCGAGTATCATACTCAATCTGCATCAGGAAGTCAGCTTCAGGGCGATCACGACCTTCAAAGATTTTCATAGGCATGACAGCGTTCCAAGCCCGAATATAGGGGTTTTCTGCATATCCTACCTTGTCACCGTAAAGCCAATCATGCAATTGAGGCAAAGCACCTTCAGGGTCAATGACGTCAGCAACACCATTTTTGTTACGAATGTGAGCACCTAATTCGTTTTGAACTACCTTAAGACCAGGTGTAATGATGCGACCAAGATCACGGCGTACACCATGCAACGGTGCCATAGGACTCAGGAAGTTACCAGCCCAACGGGTTTGTGCACCGGCATCGCCACGAATCACATCAAACATAGGCTCTAAACCAGCAAACATATCCCGACTTGTTAGTGCCGCAGCTAATACAAACATAGCTTTGTTCATAAACAAATCAGGTTCGGAGACGCTAGTAAAGTTATCCATAACGTCAACAGTAAATGCCAACCAGTCGCCAACTGGACCAAGCCAGTCGTAGCTGTGCCAATTACCATCGTCATCCATGTAGGTCTTCTTTTCGTAGCCTAGCTCTTGGCGTACCCGTTGTCGGTTAGGGTCAAAGTGACCGTTACCACGGATTCTACCAGCTTGCCACGCACCGAATGCTGAAAAGATGGCAGCTGTACCAATAGCTTTTTTACCACGAATCTCAGCACGCAAACCATCAAACTCAGCTTGCGTTGCCTTAAGACCACGGGGTTTCATCAGCTTCTCAAGTTCGTCAGCTGTAAAACCTTCCATCGGTGTCAGACCTACAATCTTTTTGTAGTCATCCATGAATGCCGTGATTGGGCTGTATGTACCAAAAGTAGATACAACGTTAGCACTGGTTTTAGGGAACAGTACAAACGGCTTCATCCAAGGGTTAGCTTTGATGAGATTAGTAAACGCACGGACACGAGGAGTGTCTAGGTTCAATGCAATCTCACTAGTTGCGTAGTCTACGTAGTCATTTTTGATCAGACCCTTTGTATCAAACATAGAGTCATAGTATTCCTTAGCCTTAGCTTGGAATGCTTCCTTAGTAGGCTTTATACCTTCGTCAATAAAGTCGTCATATGCCAGCATCCGTGCACGACCGTTAGCCATGACAGCACGCGTAAATCCGTCAAACGCAGACATAGCATTAGCACCAAATCGCAGTATAGGATTGTTGCCAAGTGCGTCGAGAGTTTCTGCAATTTCTAACAAAGCGGCGGGACCATCTTCACCACGTTTAGCTGCAGCGTCAGCATATGACCTAAGAAGCTCAAAGTTCTCAAGGTTACGTGTGACAAGATCATCACGTACCATATAACTTACACTGTTGGGATCTTTAGATGCCATGGTGAACACCTTACCCATGTGCTTGGTACCTTTAATAAAGGAATCCATAATAGCACTATACGTGACAAAACCACGCTTTAGCTGACGCATATCAAGACCAATAGCTGCACCACCAAGGTGTGCTACAGGTTTAGCCAACATACCACCAGTGTTACCCATCAACGCCTTCATAGGTGTCGAAGCGCTAGTCAGGATAGAGTTGTAATAGTTAGAGTACAACCCTTGTACAATGACGTTTGGAATGTCGGGACGCTTATCATACACAGCTTTTTGAATAGCTGGTAGGCTTTCTTTAATATATTCGTTGAGTTTAGCCATGGTGTTAATGTCACCATCAGAAAACTCATAAGCCAAACGCAGCGGATCAAAGAACTCAGGGCGTTCGTCTGCAACAGCTTTTAGTGTTTGGATGAACTTAAGCGCATCATCTGCAGATTCACTAGCAAGATCATCTGCGGTTTTAGCAGCTTCTTTGGCAGCATCTTGAATAGCTTTAGGGTTGTTAGGGTTACGTTTCCAAGTGTTCAAGAAGTTTAGCTTTTGACCACGCATCTTTTTAGCCAAACCAGTCTCCATAATGAGATAGGTCAGACGGTCAAAGATACGGTCTTGCGCCTGCTTAACAGCAAGCGTGCCTTCCATATTACGTGCCTGTTCAGCAATGTCAGAAACCTGACCAGCTAAGGAAGTCGTAAGATATGCACGCGCTTTGTCAGCATCAAGGTTGACATAATCATCAAGATATTTCTTGATAGCTTTCATGCCAGCGTTAAGACCTTCATCGTTCAACACTGCAACTTTTTTACCAAGTCGGGTATATTCTTCTTTGTATTCATTAAGCATAAGCTTCAACCAACCCGGATCAGCCTGCTCATCAGTAAGAAGTTCAGAAAGTCGTGTACCCGCTGCGTCAATCTCAGGGTAACCGATCGGAGGACCATCAGGGGGTATTGCATCGAACGAACCAGCCTTGCGGATCTGTTCTTGCACAGCTTCCATAATAGTACGCTTGGGCAGTTGATCTGCTTCTAAACCATACTTAAGTGCTGCTTCAGATACCATGCTACGCAGTCTGCCGTGGACTGTACCTTGATTCCTTTGAATACGTACAAGGTCTACAGAAGCGCCTACAACACCCATGTCATCGGCTGTACGTACGCCAAGCTCATCAGGATGAAAAACGTCGTGTACGCCCTTTGTAGCCTCTTCTGGGTTAGGGTTTTTAGATAGAGCCAGTTCACCGATTTCATCCAAAGCCTGCTCTGTCTTAGCAGCAGCAGCCTCCATGTTTTCCATGAACTCTTGTGGATTGGTTTCTTCAGCTCTAGCAAAAGCTTTAGCTGCCGACTCATCTTTAAACACGTAGTCAGTTACGCTACGGGTACCACGGACAGAACGTGTTAGTTTGATAAATGCTTCTAAAAAGCTAGAAGTAAAACCAAGTACTACACCTTCATTGCGATTCTTTTCAGCCCATACTTCAGGTGACTCACCATCTAAAGTAGCCCAGTCACTAGGAATATACCTGCCAAGTGTTTTCCATTCTTTTTTAACAAAACCAGCAAGGTTGTCGTCTAGTTGGTTGGTCTTAGCAGTAGAGTCAACATAAGCACCAACACCAGTATCAATGCCCAAGTCAAGCATCCACTTGAGTGCTTTGTTTGTTTTAGGTGCTCGTGTAGCTAACGGGCTTCTAGCAGCAATGTTACCGCTAACACCTTTGACTGCTCCACGCATACCCAAGAATGGCAAGATCAAACCACTAAGACCACGGATGCTCTTAGCAATCTCGTTTTCGTATTGTGGTTGCTTACGGAAGTTGACACCAGGAACTTTATTAGCTTGGTCAACAAGGAAATCGTTAATGCCTGCACCCGGAGCACTCAAGATGTCCATCGAGGCATCAAAAAACCCACGGTCTTCATTAAGACCACTTTCAGATCTAGGATCTTTTGCATACATATCTGTACGCATTTGCTCCTGTGCATCCAAGTTAGCCTGTTGTTCAGGTGTAAACTCACCACGAATCTCAGCAGGTTCTTCGTCTTCGACTTTAATGTCAGGGTATGCTTCAGTCAAAGCCTCAGTAATACCTTCAACATCAAAGTCGTCGTTGAGTTCTTCAGACGGTAGTACCGCTTCAACAACCTCATCTTCTACCGGAAGTTCTAGATCCGGCATAGAGATCTCTTTTAATGGATCGTAATTCATCGTGCCTGCCTCATCATTTCTTCACGGGCGGCTCTTAACGCTGCAGCCATACGACCGCGGGTAATACTAGGTGTTTGATCTGGGTAATAACTACCACCGTTTCTGTATTCAACTGATGCAAACTCCATAGCAGACTGATCAATAGCCAGTTCAATGTCATCGCTACTACCGTTCAAAAATCGAGCAATAGCTTCACGACCACGTTTATTCATAAGAGTTGCAATGAACATCCTATCTTGGTTATCTGGTGTAAACCTAGCATCAGGTGGTAGTCCAGCTAAATCTGCAGCCTTTTCAGGGTACAAGAATTGGTAAGCACCAGCAGCAGCGGACTTACGTTTATCA